CTGGCTTGACGTAGATGTCAGCACGGAATTCATTGCGATCAATAATGTCACCGGTATTGTTAGAGCTATCGCAGACTACCCTGAAATCGGTAATACCACGACGGCCCTTTACATCACGGAGATAAGGTTCAACTGCACCACGGAATGAGGCGCGCGTGAATTCATCATTGAGTTCGAAGAGTTGAGCTTTACCAGCAAGGCCGATAGCTTTCTCAAGAACAAGGAAGAGACGACGTACGTTAATACGGTCGAATGCGGAAGGCTTTACCTGAGCGGTCTTATCTCCGTAGAGCATTGGACCAGTTCCTGGGAAGCTTACGATTGGATTGATACCCAGTTTATAGAGAGCATCGCGATCAGCAGCAATTGGGTTATAACCAAGCTTTGTTACGCCGAGGAGAAGACCGCGGGTAGCACCGGCTGGAGAGAACCAAGCATCAGCAACTGTATCGGTACGTGCGCAAAGACCAGCAATGTGGCCAGCAGCAGTGATCCAGCTATAAGCGTCGCTATATTTGTCATACATCTTAACTGCAGTAGAATCCTTAACGATGTAAGAGCTTCCTGCAACTTGATTGAAGTATGTGATTACCGCATCAGCTGGAGATGCACCGAGAGATGTTTCAACCGGAGCAGAAATGAATCCAACGATGTCTCTACGCAGTTCTGCAAGAGCGATAACTGCATCAGCAACGGTATGTGATCCAGTAGCATCACCAGCGGTGAATACCAGATTTACGTCAACTGTTTCAGCATCATTGAATACTGCAAGAGCGGTTACAGTATTACCAGCAGTCACTGCTACATCAACGCCATTGGCCAGAGTATACTCAAGAGCGGTATCGGATGTGGTGTATACTGCATCGGTTTCGATTGCGTCACCAGCACCAAGTGTGCCAGTTGTGGCATTCAACTCGGATGGATGATTCAACCACCAAATGTAGTTAGAACGAGCATTAATTGCTGTTTGATAATATTGTGAAGTACCATCAACTGCAACTGCGTCTGATGCGAGGGAGAGGAATGCGAAGCGTTCCAGAACTGTTCCTGCTGTTCCCGAGAAATGGCCCAGGCTGTCGATAACGACAACGTGAACTTCGTCGAGAGTAGCTCCAACACTTGCTGCAGAAGCCGAAGTTCCTGGAGCAGAATTAAATAAACCTGAGTAAGCCCATGCGGCCTGGCCCGAAGTACCATCGAATGCGTCGCCTGCGGTGCAGATTTCGACAGCAATAGAATTTCCAAGTGCACCTGGGCAACGAGCTGCCCAAACACTAGCACCGCTACCACCTAGATCAATATCATTTTCGTATGATGTGGCATTCTTAATGAGAAGACCGGTTCCTGCCGACGTAGCATTTTTGCTAGAGGCATTGAGAGCACGGGAAACTTTAAGATTGCTTGAATACTTCAGATATGAAGCTGCGGTGAGGAATGAACGAGCTGTGGATGCATCTGGAGTTCCGAATGTAAGAGCCAATTCTTTTTCAGAACTGACAGTACGGATCTCTTCGACTGGACCCCAGCGGAAAGAACCAGCATAACCACCAATAGAGGTAGAAACAGCTGGTACGACGTTGGTGAAGTCAAGTTCTTGGACTTGAACTCCGGGGGAAACGAGAATACTCATAGTTTGCGAGTGTTGGATGTTAAGGAAACATAATACGGATTTTCAGTACATCTATTTATAAATAGCTGCTTTTAGAACATTCCGGTTGTAACTGATGACGTCCAGAGCTCTCCGCCTTCCACGGTATACTGGGGCTTTGAATCTTCGATTGAACTAAAAATACCCACAGGAACAAGTTCGTCCTCGATGACTTTAATTCTATCTGAATACAACATCTGTTTAAGATCAATGTTTGACATTTGAACAAACATATCCGTTGCAACAAACCAGGAGAAAAGTACTAACGTCATAACCATATCATCATGATTGCCGTCGGATGCTTCATAGGAAGATCCATCAGCTTCAAATGTACTTAATTCTGAAATCATATCTGGATCAATGATTGTCAGTTTCTTTTGTTCAATAAGATCTTTTAAATTAGAACATCCAATCCGTTTTGTTTTCTTGGTTGTTGTGATTCCAATTGCACCCGTCTTTACGCTAGATTCCACATACATATTCTCGTATTCTAGATCATAATAGAGACCATTACACACCACGGATCCCTGATCGTTTGATTCAATAATCAGATAGGCATTATTATAGGTCTTTGCATATTTCCAAATAACATCTGGAAACAGCAGTGGAGACATTAAATTGTCGCGAAAAGTAGCAACGGTACGAAATGGCTGTTGCGATATATCAAATACCGTAAAAGTAGAATAATCCTGACCTCTCCCCTTTGCCACATCCACCGTCATAATGTAGTTATGATCGCTCACTGGTTTCTCATATACATTTACTTTATTCTGGGAATAGACTGGATTCTCCGCTTTCATTGCAAGTAAATTCTCAGCGTTAATCAACGTTGATCCCGTACCATGGAATGAGTTGCCGTATTCCTGTTCAAACTGTAACGGAGATGTATTGGCAATGGTCTGATTCTTCCACTTCTCATCGCGACCAGGAACGTCGAACCAGTCCACACGAAACGGTTTGTATTCACTGACTCCCTGCACTGCACTTTCCCAGAGACGGTGGAACGTATTACCCACACCGTTTGCCGTAGAAGTAATAATGACCTTTGACGTGGTACCCGAGGTAATTACCGGGTACGTTGAGGTGTAGAAGGTTGCTGCATTTTCAACGAAGGCAAATTCATCCAGAAACAGAAGGTTAATGGAGAGACCGCGGATCGAAGAACCTGAGGTCGCCGCAGCAATAATGCGAGAGTTGTTACTCAATTCAATCGACCCTTTATTCAATGCCCGGCAACCAGGTTGTAGAAAGAATGGTAGGTTTTCGAGGGCAAGTGTAATACGTGCCAACATTTCACGCGCCGTTGAGCCTTTATTTGCAAGGACTGCAATGGTTTTGTCGGGCTGGAATAAGGCGTACCAAAGAATGTAAATGACGGATGAAATGGACTTACCCGACTGACGACACGCAAGAACAATAGAAAATCTATTATCATTGAAATGACTAAACATTTTTTCCTGATAAGAATAAGGCGTGAATGGAACCAAACCTCGATCCAGAGAAATTACTTTGACATAGGTCTTTGCAAAGTAAACCGGGTCCTTCATGCATTTGAGGTATTCGCTTACTTCGGTTTTTGTGAACTGTTGTTGAACACCATCACGCTTGACCTGCGGGTTACCTAGGTAACCCATCTCAGCATTTTTAAGATGCATCTGTGACATTTTTTTCCAGTGTCTGAGAGATTAAGTGCTTCTGAAGATCAGTGACTGATCCCAGAAATAAATTGTTATTGGTAACTCCAGTTGCAGCAGGAGCCTCATTCTTTTCTTTCTTCTTAATCTCTTTCTTTTGTTTCTGAAGCGCCATCAATTTATCCGTCATATCTGAAGTATTCTTGAGCATAATACTCAGAACTTCAAATGCACGTGGATGCTCGGATTGTAGTGCAAGTTCCATCATACCTTCAATGGCATTATTTGACTTATCCACAAGATCCTTATAGGTCTTGCGGGAGAACTCGTAGTCATCATCAATTTCCCTTTCCGCCTTTGCTTCTATAGCGACTGGTGGTAAAGGCAAAGGGGGCGGAAGATTTTGTTCCAGCTTTTTGAGTAATTCTTCGCTTTTATTCATAATAAAATGAGGTCTTTACCCAGGGTTATTAAACCCAAAATCCGTTTTCGTTTGTATAACCGTATAGTCCTCAGGAGTATCTTCGATGGATCCCAATGTTGTATGGATATTAACGTCGGTTTTTTCAAAATCATTCGTGATAAAATCTACGTCAGTGTACTTAATAATAGATCTACGAGAGATAGGTCCATAGAAACGAATACGGGCTTCGAAATCCAGGGTATAGATGATTGCTCTGCGTGTCGTAAAGTCACCTTCATACGTATCTTCCATCGTCACATTGGTGAGAACAAATGGAACATCCGTCGTCACATTGGACGAATCTAGTTCTTTTACCGTAACGGTATATTCAGGTTGAAAATAAGGAAGAATCTGTTCCATCACCTGAAGTGCGTCATCCTGATTCTTTGCCATAATAGAAAGTTGGAAGTTCATTCTATACGGAGCAAAAGTGCGTACAATATGTTTGGTCAATGTATCGCCAGCATCCATTGAGGTTACGACATTATTACGATTCAACTTAGTAGTTGCATCATATACCATAGTGGTAATTTCAAATGACATGCGGGGTAACTTCATTGCAATTTTATTGCCCTGAAGATCTTTCTGCTCATCGAGACGCTGAAGGAACTTTGCCTTGGGTCCATACGCAAGTGGAACCCGGATCGAATGGATAACTTTACCCGTTTGATCCTTGCGGATGATATTGATATTGTTAAATATCGTTCCGAAGACCGTTACGATCCTACGGATATGAGCGTGATAAAAGTGTCCGCTTGTCATAGATTAATTACCAAGTATCATTGGACCACGCAATACGTTTCCAAATATCATTGGTGCCATCCGAATAAGTGTCGAAGCAATAGTAGATATATCCTGATCCAAATACCACACTTCCAATCGCATCACCTGCAACACCCTTGCTTGTTGTCGGAATACCATCTGTTGGATATACTGAGGCTCCGTTGGTTTTAAATACCCAATGTTGACTACCCGCGCCTAGTCCTAAATCACCGGTCGCGGCAATATTGTCATATCTTAGAGGCGGCGTGCCGGAAACATAAGTAACTGTGCTAGTTACATCTGTTGAATAAACGGGTCCTGCACTCTCAAATGTTTGAACATTAAAAACAATATCGTTAGCAGGAGTGGCTCCGCCTGGAAAAGTTGTTCCGGGTATTGTTAGATCATAATCATCGGGACCATATCCTCCCGCCCCCGCGGCAACACTCATATCAACAATCGTGTTGTCTGGAAGAACGGTGAATGTCAAAGTTGTTTCTCCGTAGGTCACGGGAACAGCTGTAAAGGTCGTCGGTAGATAATTCCAACTTACAGATGGAAGCGATGCCTTACCGCTTGTTCTAAATCTCCAATTTTTAGTATTTGTATTGGTGCCGATAACAACATCGCCGCCGTTCTTTTCAATCTTAACAAACTGATCGTCATCACCCAGATAGATGTCGGTTGTTACAGAATTGCCCGAGATTAAATGTACGTGACTGTGTTCCGAATTACTGATATTATTGTTTGTTACGGTAACAAAGGTACCTTCAGGCATTGCATTAAATTCAAAATTATAATATAATGCCGGATCATTTTCAGTTTGATAATCTGTCGAACGAGTACCATCAACTGTCGTTAATGTAAAAGTAAATTCAGTGATGCTGCTATTAGCAGGTATGGTCCAGGTGACCGTTTCAGCAATAGGTCCTGTGGTTCCGTCGAAAACCACATTACCAGTGAGAGCCCGACCCAATGATTGTTGGGTTACTCCAGTACCACTAATTTCATAATTAACTGTTCCAAAATAACTTCCTTGTGAAAGCTGATTGACTGAGATTGTAATTGGACTGCCATACTCAATATAACCACTTGAGGTGACAGACCATGTCGATGATGTGGGACGAATTACTAAACTTTGTCCAGCAGCTGCTCCGGGTGGTGTAATTACAATTGTAGTAGCCGTATCAGTTATATTGGCACCTTCGGGAAATGTGAGTTCGCCCGTAGCATTAAGTATAACTTCATAACTGCCATTAATTAATCTATCTTCCGTTGCGCGTGTTCCTTGTGCACCAGTAATACCTTGTGATCCTTCAATACCTTGGATACCTTGCGAACCCTCAGTTCCTTGAGAACCTTCAATACCCTGTGTTCCTTGTGATCCTTCGATACCTTGGATACCTTGCGCACCTTCTGTACCCTGAGTTCCTTGTGATCCTTCTGTACCCTGAGTTCCTTGTGAACCTTCGATACCTTGCGCACCTTCTGTACCCTGAGTTCCTTGTGATCCTTCTGTACCTTGTGTTCCTTGCGATCCCTCAATACCTTGGATACCTTCTGTACCCTGAGTACCTTGTGATCCTTCTGTGCCCTGAGTACCTTGTGAACCTTCTGTGCCCTGAGTACCTTGCGATCCCTCAATACCTTGGATACCTTGAGTACCTGAACCTTCTGTGCCTTGAGTTCCTTGTGATCCTTCAATACCTTGGATACCTTGAGTACCTGAACCTTCTGTACCTTGGATGCCTTGCGCACCTTCTGTACCTTGGATGCCTTGCGATCCTTCAGTTCCTTGCGATCCGTTAGATCCCACGAATCCTGCAGTACCTTGAATGCCTTGTGAACCGGAACCAGTAGCGCCTTGCAGACCCTGAGCTCCGGTAATACCCTGCGAGCCTGTGATACCTTGTACGCCCTGAATGCCTTGTATACCTTGTACGCCCTGCGCTGCGCCTAGGTTATACAATTCTGTAAAATTGGCATTGGCCTTTATGAAGGCTGCACGAATTGTGTCACCTGTTTTATCGTTGGCGACTGTTCCTGTTAAAATAGTTTGCTTTGCCATGTTATTGAGTATCGGCTGTTAGTGTTGTAGAGTCTGCAAAAATTCCCGTTGAATCTGCACGATAAGATGAATTTGTTATAACCACGGCTGGGACTGATGCGCCAACCTCGCCGAATGGATTGTTTTCGCTAAAATCAATGATTCCGGCAGCATCATTTTCAAATTCGTAATTTTGTGCACCTTCAGCATTGTTCTTGAATGTAAGATTTTCGCTTTGAGTATCGATATCGTATTTTTTCGTGATGCTCCATTCAGCGCCACTCGTGAGTCCCACGAGTTTATCAAATTCGTGTTCAGTTACTCCGAATTCGCTATAGCTACCGCTCGTTGCGGTAATCTCACCTAGTGCAACACGAAGTTCACTGGTTGGATTTGTTGGAATAAGACGATCAAAGCGAAGTACTTTTCCGTAGATGGCAACCTCAGGATATATTCCAGCTGCAGGAGATAGAACCTGCTTTACCTTTTCTCCGATTGTAAATGGAATATCATTCGAATTATCAATTGCAAAGAAGTATTCAGTTGCAAACTTAGTCTGAAGAACATCGATTTCTGCAATGCCAGTATCGATCGCTTCATCAGAGTATTCGAAGAGCTCGCAACGCATCTTGTAGACTGGTACGTTTGAGAGTTGGTAGAATGGAGATTTATGCTCAACAAACTTAATCTCAAAGAAAGAACGAGTGAGTGGGAAGAACAATAGATCACCTTCATTTGGACGTCCCGAAACGATCTCATTATTATAGAGACCCACTAGCTTTTCCCATTGGCGTTTCGAAACCACAAATGTTGCAGAGTCACGAATCTCAAGACCAAACTTACTAAAGAATGTACCATCTCCATCAAAGCCATCCACATTTTCAAGGTACATTTCAATCATGTACGCCTCACTGAATTTAGATTCAATATCTTCATCCAGAATCATATCCCGAGAAATCATGCTGCGGGGCATATAATACATTTCATGCCCATAAATCTTCAGAGCCTCTATTACGAGGTCCTCGTAAAGATTCTGTTCAGACTTTGCGCCCTGAGAAAAGTAAACGTTGCGGGGCATATATTAGCCAATAAGGAAGTCGACCGGTTTGGCATACTTGAGTTCCATATCCGCCTCAAGCTTTTCAATTTCTGCATTTGCGTCCTCAAGAATCTTCATGCCATTCATCGTCACTCCACCCGGAAGCTGCATGCCTTCAAACTTGCTCATATTCTGACCCCACTGACGTTTGATCAATGCAGTTGAATATTTCTTGAGGAACATATCGTTATAGACCTTTGTGAATCCAGTAGGATCAATCGTCTCGTATCCCTCAATAATAATCCAATCTCCAAGATAAAGCTGCTGTGAAAAATCAACGTCAATAAACATACGGTTCATGTGACGATTAAAGCGAATCGGAGGAACACCATTCAGAATCATATCCAGCATTTCGAGAAATTGGCGAGTCTCAACGTAATTCACCAAAGCTCCAGCGTATTGAAGATCGTATACGTCATTCAAATGCATTTGGTAACGTGCAGACCACATTCCAGATGAATTTGATGAGTTGTTTGTGAGAGGGAATACGCGAGTTACAAAAAGACAACTATCTGGAAGATCCACGTATTTGTTATCAATGATCGGCTGTGTCACCTGGACCTTGCGATACGTTTTGAGGGTTGCATCCATATGATACTCATTCCAGAATTGGAATGCCTCATCGATACGGTCATTCACCTGATCGTCGTCCACGTTAATCTCCAGGACCGGTGCTCCCAGGTTACGCAAACAGTAGTCGATGAGATTTTGTCTAGATGATGGTGCAGCCATAGATCATCTATTTATATGTTTTTACCACTTACTCTTTGCCACCTTATAATTACGGCTTCAGAGCTTTTAATTCATTCTTCAACTCATCTACTTTATCACTAAGAGCTTTAATAGCTTCTATTAGAACTGGTGTAAAGCGCGAATAGTCAATTGAATCTGGCTTTCCATTTTTATATCCCACCACGCTTGGTAATACTCGTGCTACGTCTTCAGCAATGACTCCATGTTCCCGAGACTTGTGACCGTCTTTTCTATCGTAGATTACTCCATTCAGATTTTTAATTAAATCGATCGCGTCTTCGATCGGAGTAACATTCATTTTGTATGCAATGGATGATGTGGCATTGAAGCCACCAGCAGTAACACTACTAAATGTCACTGAACTGTTTGTATTTAAAGATTGATCGGCTCCGGGACCTGCACTGCCCTGCGTGCCTTGAGCACCAGGACTGCCATTCGTGCCATTCGTACCGTTCGTACCATTTTGACCTACTGTGCCCTGAGCACCATTTTGACCATTTGTCCCGTTTGTGCCATTCGTACCGTTCTGTCCTGCCGTACCTTGAGCGCCCGTGACACTTGCTCCATTTGTGCCTGCAGTACCCTGAGCACCATTACTACCATTTGTGCCAGCGGTACCCTGAGCACCATTACTACCATTTGTGCCAGCGGTACCCTGAGCACCATTACTGCCGTTAGAACCAGCAGCGCCTTGAATACCATTCGTGCCGTTTGTGCCGTTACTACCGTTAGAACCAGTAATACCCTGAATTCCTTGAGCGCCATTAGATCCAACAGCACCTTGCGCACCCTGGATGCCCGTACCAGTTAAACCTGATGTTCCCTGAATTCCTTGACGGCCTTGAATACCTTGAGTTCCTTGGAGACCCATAGCAGCATACTCTCCGTTTATGCCTTGAATTCCTTGAATACCTTGGACTCCTTGAAGACCTTGAATACCTTGAGTTCCCTGAGAACCAGTAATACCTTGAATGCCTGCAGAACCGGAAAGATCATCAACGTAAATATAACTTGCTCCGCTCCAAATATACAATTTAGAGTTATCCGGATCTTCTACGTTGTAGGTATTAATTAATGCAAATTGACCAGCAATGATTCCACTCGGAGACGAATCCGCGGCGAGCGCTGCAACTGAGGCATATATTTTGGCAATCGTAAAAGCAAGACCCACAGTACCCTGAGTTCCTTGAGAACCCTGAATGCCCTGCGTACCCTGCACACCTTGGAGACCTTGAATGCCCTGACGGCCCTGGCTACCTTGTGTACCAAATGTGCCTTGAATTCCCTGAAAACCTTGAATACCTTGTAATCCTTGTGTTCCCTGCGTGCCTTGTACTCCCTGAATGCCCTGAGTTCCTTGAGAGCCGACTGATCCTTGAGTTCCCTGAGAACCAAATAATTCATCATCAACCGGAATAATTGCTGGAAGAGCCGCTGTTGCAAGAACCGCAGTACTTGAAGTTGTTGATCCAACACTATTCGTGATGACCACGGTATAATTACCAGCATCTCCAGAAACAACTGATGAGATTGTGTATTGAGGAGAAGTTGCTCCTACAATTGTACTACTACTCTTCTTCCATTGATATGTCGGAGAAGTGCCATTGCTCGTTGCAATAACTGAAAATGTGACTGAATCTCCTTCATATGCTGTCTGCCCCGATGGTTGTGCAGTAATGACGGGTGCAGTGAGTGCATTGACCGTCAACGTAGCGCTGCTGGAAGTCACGCTTCCAGCCTCATTTGTAACCGTAACGGTATACGATCCAGCATCTGCTGTTACTGCGGATCCTACAATGTAGACCGGCGCGGTTGCGCCGGATATTTCAACGGCAGCTTTCTTCCACTGATATGTAATAGTTCCACCACCACTCGCAACTACGTTGAACGCTGCAAGACCCCCAACAGAAACTGTTCTGCTGGTAGGTTGAGTTTCAATTGATATAGGTGTAACAGCCATGCAATAGAGTGGGTTACTCTATTTATTATTTAGAATTAGATGTCAACAGCAATAGGCTCGCTGGTCGGTTTTAACGGCTCGACAATAACCTTTCCGTCATCATCAGTCCATTCAGTATCAAGCATATGTTTGTCTTTACGTTCACCAATTACCATCCAAGAAATTTCGTCTGTGCATGTAGAATCTTGAGCTTGAATTGTGAGAATATTACCTGTGACTTTTCCACGAATCGCAGTCCAACCGCTTTCGTTAGTCGTAAAGCATTGAACTTCACGGCAGAGAGCTTCAAAGGTGCCTTCTGTCATCTTGGCGGCAGTGTCAATATTAACGGATGCAGAACCGTTTACTAGTGTTACTTTACCACGATAAATAAGATCAGCCTGTGGACCTTCGATAAATGAGTGAACAAGTTCGTGTGTTTCGGATTTTGAAGGTAGTGGATGTTCAATACGGAATGAACCTGAGCCTTTGGAGAGTGCTCCTGCGGTGGTAATACTCTCATTTGTTGAGTACACTTTTCCGCCTGAAACCGTAATAGAAGAATAGAGCGCTCCAACTGGAGTTGTGATAGTATTGTAGATTGTTGGCGCATAACTACAATCAATTAATCTCCAATAAATAGTTCCAGCATAACCGTTGCTGTTGAATTTTATATATACAGCGTGCTCAGAACCATCAGCTCCTTCTACTCTTACTTCAGCAAGAGATGCGCTATAACTCTGTCTGCGACAGTTAATTACAGCTTGTGCTGCATAATAAGTTGTTTTTACATCAATTTCAAATTGTTCTTCCGAAGAATTTGTTCCGTAAAAGCCTTTAATCTGAAGCTGACCAGGAGATGGAATTCCGCAAATTTTTACCCATTGTGTACCGGAGGTGGCTATAGATCCTAAAGTATATTGTTGCGAATTAAAGTAGCCGCCAGTTATAAATGCTGCATTTAAAGATAAAGTGCCGCTGCTGTTGATGACGGCGCGAGTGGAACCATTGGTTACAAAATTCATTCCACCGCTCGATAATTTATTTTCAAACGCAGCGTTACCTGAGCCGTCAATACCAACAGTTACCGTGCTAGAATTGGTTGAAGACTTAAACGCTAAAGTGGAAAAAGTTTGAGTAGATTCAAGTAATGCAACATCCGCAGCAGCGGTATTATAGATATGAAGCCGATTGCTCGGACTCGTCGTTCCAATGCCGACTGACCCATCCGCTTTAATGATGGCTCGCGTTGTAGAACCACCAGCAGCAAATACAATGTCATTCGCCGCACGGATACCCAACGAGGTGTTTGAACCAGTAGACGTGCAGCTCGCGGAACCAATGATTCCGGTATCGCCGTTGTAGCGATAGAAATTATTGGTAGAAACATTTGTGCTACCAGCTATGTCTAGATTGTAAGCAGGACTCGACGTTCCAATGCCGACGTTGCCCGCTGGCGTAATTGCCAACGCATTTACCACACCACCAGAATAAGTCTTGAATTGATGCGCTACCGAGCCGCTACCAGAAGAATAATACGAGATGAGTTGAGTCGCGGAACTGCTTCCTGTATTGTTGATGTAAGCGTAATCAGCATTTGCGCTATCCCAAAGCTGTATTGCACCACCTGATCGAGCACCGATGTTACCCGTCACCGCGAGTCCGGTGGAGGAGAGGGTAGCAATCGTTCCGTTAGTCGAACCCGTTGGCCGAAACTGTAATTCACCCGCTCCAGTCGAGCCAAGGATTGATGGTATTCCAGCTCCGTATGCACCACCCCATGTCAGCAAATCCGTATTGTCTAGTCGAACCGTGGTAAATCTTCCCGTGCTCGGCGTCGTGGCTCCCACGGTTCCGTTAATGTTGATTGAATTAACACCAGTAAAAGTATTATTTAATCCAAGAATTGATGCACCGCTGATACCCTGAGTTCCCTGTGCACCCGTCACACTCGTTCCAATTGTACCTTGACTACCAGTAATACCTTGTGCTCCAGTAATACCTTGAATACCCTGTGTACCTTGTGATCCAGTAATACCTTGAACACCCTGCGTTCCTTGCGCTCCGACTGTACCTTGGCTACCAGTGATACCTTGAATACCAGCGGATCCGGATAGGTCATCAACAAAGATATAGCTTGATCCATTCCAGATATACAACCTTGAATTTTCTGCATCCTCCACATTTGTTGTATTGATCAACGCAAACTGTCCCGCAGCAATTGATGTTGGAGCTGTATCTGCGGTCAATGCGGCAACAGAGAGATATGTTTTTGCAATGGTAAAGGCAAGACCAGTAATACCCTGGACTCCTTGAATACCTTGAGCACCTTGGATACCCTGGACTCCTTGAACACCAGCATTGACTGCGTACCAGGCACCTACTGAATTATTCCAGGTCCAGCTTCGTGAGCCCGAGGTGTGTACCTGATTTGGTGAGGGTGATGTTGGAAAGTCAAGTGCCATAAGAGTATTTATTATTTAGATTCGAGAGCGGCGATGCGGGCGCGGAGAGCATCATTATCTGCTTTAAGTTCTTGGAGAGCTTTAACAGTAACGGACAGAATTGCATCTATGCGAAGACTCTGTATTTGATTTTCTTCATCTTTTGCGCCTTGAGCACCAGACGGAATTACTTCTTGAACTTCGTGAGCAATGAAACCTTCGCGGATAATTCCATCAGCTTTAAACAGTTCTTTATAATCAGTGTATTCATAGCTAACTGGGCGCAACTGCATCACACGATCAAGTCCTGATGCTGTTTGTGTTGTGACATTCTTTTTGATCCGGTAATCAGATGACGTTGCAATGTTTCCGATGTTGGTTCCGTCAACCCACAAAGCCGCAGAACCTGTCCACTGGAAGTTAAATTTGTTGCTTTGATAAGCACCACCCGTACCAGCGTGGGAAGTAAGTCCATCCGTAGCCAACGATCCGTTCACTGTTAGCTGCGATGATTGCACAACCGTAGTCGTTCCCACCAGCATATTACCGTCACCATATATGCGCACCTTTTCAGTGCCACCAGGCAAGAATGCAAGATAACCGGGTCCACCGAACTGCATACCAGAGACACCCGCAGAAGTAGTCGAGAGCACGGTTTGGTCGAGCTTAAAGTTCCAAGCACCATAACCAAGGAAATAATTTCCGTCGTTCGGCAAGGTAAACGCCAACATGGTCTGCAAGTTGTAGTTACCGTATGACGCAATGTTCATGGCTGCAACTGGCCAGTCATGAGTTTCAGTTGGAGATGCCGCTGTACCATCGAAGTTACGGAACCATGAAACTCCTCCCTTGACCTCAAACTTGTATTCGGGACTTGTCGTGCCAATGCCGACGCTGCCGTTTTGCTTTATTACCATCTGTGTAACAAGACCTGTTGCGGCAGTATTGTGAGCGACAGTTTGGAATTTAAAAGAATCGGATGATACTCCATCAAAGTCTAAACGTAAAATAGCATCGTACGTTCCGCTATTCGACAGCCGTATTCCATCACCAAAAACATCTAATTTATTCAACGGTGCAGTTGTCCCAATGCCGACGTTGCCTGTTGAAGTGATACGCATCCGCTCGGTTTGTGAGTCAACGCTTGTATTTCCAGTGGTAAACGTAATCCCATCATAACCGCCAAGACACAAAACGTTTCCAGCTGCGCCGTATGCGCCAGCAGCGCCACGCCAAATTGCAACGTTGGCACCTGTTGAGGTAACATCTCCCAAAGACAATAATCCGCGATCATTAGCATTACCTAGTTTTGCATTACCATAAACTTGCAAAGTTGCAGAAGATAATAAAGTAACAGGACTCGCTGTCCCAATGCCGACGTTGCCAGTCGAAGTGATGGTCATGGCTTGCGAATTTGAACCATAAACCCAAGTCCAGCCCTTACCGCTTGGAACATAATGGCCGATGTAATCTCCTGCCCCACTTAATGTAGCATTAACATTTGCTATGGTATAAGCAGCACCAGAACCAGACCAACCAGGAGCCGAAAACCCTATGGTTCCTTGACTGCTAGAACTAGTAAAGTTTCCGGTAGTAGTAGTTGTACCCGCCACTGCAATTCCACCGCTACTATTAATATCATTGATAGTCAAAATAGTGTTCGTACCGCTTGAAAAAAGCATTTTTTCAGCTGCACCTACATCAAATCTAATCTGAGAAGTTGCAGGAAAATCTACATTCAAGGTTCCTCTAATTGCGTCAGTAAGACGCAATGCTGTTGCTCCAGCAGAACCGGACTGAACATGAAACCTTACAGCTGGGCTCGTTGTACCAATACTGACGTTGCCGCTACTGTCGATTCGCATACGTTCGGTAGAAACCGTACCGAATTTCATATTGCTCGATGTATCTACCGTTAACCAACCTTTTTCAACGACATTTGCATTATTAACCCATTGAATAAATGCACCTTCCGCATCCGCTACGGCCTGACGGAGAATAATTGCTCCTGTTGTCGCAGCAGCGTTTTGCATGAAACGGCTATTTCCGTTTACATCTAATGTTGCCCCAGGACTCGCAGTCCCAATACCCACCGACCCACTACTCGTCGCAAAAGTGGCTCCTCCCGTGCTGCTCAGCGTTGTAAACGCATTTGTTCCAGTAAAGGTATTATTGGTTCCAAGAATTGATGCACCGCTAATACCTTGAATACCCTGGATGCCTTGTGTTCCTTGAGTGCCTTGAGATCCAGTAATACCTTGTGTACCTAGAGTTCCTTGAATGCCCTGTACGCCTTGCGATCCAGTGATACCTTGAATACCAGCAGAACCTGATAGATCGTCAACAAAAGTATAGGCGGATCCGGTCCAAATATACAATCTTGAATTCTCTGCATCTTCTACATTTGTTGTATTGATGAGGGCAAACTGTCCCGCCACAATGCTCGTCGGCGACGTGTCGGCAGTGAGAGCAGCAACGGAGAGATATGTTTTCGCAATGGTAAAGGCAAGTCCGGTAATACCTTGAATACCCTGGACGCCCTGAGTTCCTTGTGTACCTTGGACACCTTGTATGCCTTGAATTCCCTGAGTTCCCTGGATTCCTTGTACGCCTTGGATGCCTTGAATTCCTTGTTCTCCCGCAATACCAGAATTTGCAGATACCCATTGTGATGAGGTACCATCATTATAGTACACCATCAAAATACCATTTGTCGAATCCCACCAAAGATCATTCTCAGAAGGAGTTGAAGGCGCAGTATCTCCTGGAGTGATCTTTGTTCCTTTGAGACCTTGAATACCCTGAGTGCCTTGTGTACCCTGAGCGCCATTCGATCCATTAATTCCTTGTGAGCCATCAATACCCTGAGCGCCCTGTGCACCATTGGATCCTACAAATCCTGCGGCACCCTGAGTACCAAACGTTCCTTGTGCACCAGTAATACCTTGAATACCCTGAATGCCTTGAAGTCCCTGCGCGCCTTGAACACCAGCATTGACAGATAACCACGATGAACCGTTCCACCGCCAGCTAAGAGCTCCCTGCGAATGAATGTCGTTTGTGCTTGGAGAATTGGGAAATGAAATTACCATTTTAAGTATTTATTGTTTTTTTACAATCGTCTAAACTCAAGGATTAGGGTTGGTAAATATTGTTCGTGAAGCTGTTCGTTCCGCCACCCTGGTTATTAAACGGCGTTGTCGCAGCAGCATTATTTCTTGATGCCATATTTCCAGTGACCATATTGTATGTCGAGCCCGAATCAGCAATAACGTAACTAAGCACGTGCCACGCAAAGGTATTTCCACTAATATTGTTTCCAGTACTTCCAGTAGTCAAACGAACTCCTACTGTTCCGGAACTTTGAGCTGTAGAAAGAAATTGATTACCAGAGATCACAGATCTAACAAACGGGCCCTTTACTGATTCTACATTTGCACTATCTGCATACAGAGAATTATTTGTTATGAGGCCCTGGTCCACTGCTCCGCCTGCTCCAACTCCTGTAGATAAAATAGCATTTGTTGATGCATTAATGTGGGAGTTCGACACTCCAAGATGAATACAGTAATCCGCTTGCACACCGTACACCACACCAACCATTAAACACTTATCAATTAAACAAGTCTCCATTGAATCTTTGATCATAACTCCTGTACCGCAAAGATTCATCTGAGATGCTTGAATCACGCAGGCCATGGACTTGTTGGATCCTGCAGTAGCTGCTACTCCAGATTTCTGAAACACAATACCAGTTCCGCCTCCAGCATTGTCTCCGCAATATTGATAATTGGATATATTACCACAATGAACTCGATATAGATCTAATCCAATGGCCCAAGTTCCTGCTCCGAAAGGAGAAGCAATTTGCAAATTATCCACACGCAAATTAGCATGAGCGTCATCATTTGCAATTTGTGTTACCTCATATTTAATACACGCCTGAGTGCTCATTACGCCTGGTTGATTCCAGCACGAAAGATTTCTAACTGTTAAACATCCTGCAACCGCAGAATTTGTAATGTTAAAAACACCCTTATTCGTTCCGTATTGTTTTATGATGCTTGTTCCGATTCCGTCTCCCGCAATTGTGAGACCATACATTTGGTTATTTACTCCAAACGTACCAGTTAAAGTATCTAAAATTTTGTAGCTTCCATGTGGAATTTTTAAAGTGACTCCACGCCCCGCTGCACACGCAGCGGCCAGAGCAGCAGCAAAGGCGCTACTGTCATCAGTGGAGTCGTCTCCAACTGCGCCATAATCTTTTACGTTAAACTCGTCGGGACTCGTCCAATTCACATCCGAACTTGAAGTGATTGTGCCTGAAATTGCTTTGCGCAAACGTCCATACAGTGGTCCTGTTGTGGCAACGCCAAGGCCAGTTGTGCCTTGAGATCCATTCGTGCCCTGAGGTCCAACCATTCCAGAATTTGCACTTACCCACTGAGTACTATCTCCGTCGTCGTAATAAATCATTAACACCGCGTCGGAAGAATTCCACCAAAGATCATTTACATTTGGACTTGAAGGAGGATTTTCTGAATGTGAAATCTTTGTTCCCTTTAAGCCTTGAATACCTTGCGTACCTTGGATACCCTGTAGTCCTTGAATTCCTTGAGCTCCAGTAGAACCTGTATTACCAGTCGATCCATTACTTCCCTGTGAACCAGTCACACCTTGGATACCTTGAATACCCTGTGCACCGTTTGATCCTACAAATCCTGCAGTACCTTGAAGTCCTTGAAGTCCTTGCACACCCTGCGATCCTTCAGTACCTTGAAGTCCTTGAATACCCTGCGTACCTTGAACACCTTGGCCACCTTGTGCACCTTGAACACCTTGGGATCCCTGTGCACCGTTTGATCCTACAAATCCAGCAGTACCCTGCGCACCCTGCGATCCAATAATACCTTGAAGACCTTGCGCTCCTTGAGTACCCTGAGTACCGGATGTTCCATGAAGTCCTTGAACGCCTTGAATTCCTTGCGATCCTTCAGTACCTTGAATACCTTGAAGTCCCTGAGAACCTTGTGCACCAAGAGTTCCCTGAGAACCTGTGGCACCTTGAATTCCTTGAATACCCTGGAGTCCCTGAGTACCCTGAGCGCCTTGCGTTCCGAGAGCTCCTTGAATTCCCGTGACGCCCTGTGATCCGGTTACGCCTTGAATACCTGCCGCACCGGATAGATCGTCAACAAAGATATAACTCGATCCATCCCAGATATACAGTTTAGAATTCTCTGCATCTTCTACATTTGCTGTATTGATGAGAGCAAACTGTCCTGGAATAATAGATGCGGGTGAAGTGTCTGCAGTTAATGCAGCAACCGAAGCGTACGTCTTTGCAATTGTGAAAGCAAGACCCGTGGCGCCTTGAAGTCCTTGAGTACCCTGAAGTCCTTGAGCTCCTTGAGCACCAGAGACTCCTTGTTGGCCATAATTAATCGAGATCCAATAATTACCATTCCACTGCCAGCTTTTACCGCCATAGGTATAAACGTCGTTGAGTGAAGGTGAATTCGGAAATGAAAGTGCCATGATGTATTCTATTTATAACTTAAAAATTTGCAAATTAGTAAGTTATTTCACACAGACTGAATTCTGCTAAACACTCAATATGTTTAGCAGAAGTTTTAAACTAAATTATACCGGAGCGGTATAACCTACTGGAAGGCGTAATGCCATGGGAGTCAGATACTCGATGAGCAGCTCAACGAAATGCTCATCAGTTTTATCCCATAATTTAGAGATCATCACGGGAAGCTGAGTACGGATATACGGCTGCCCTGGAGGAATAATAACAGTATCGGCAGAATCTACAATGCGCCATTTGCAATGGCCCGCTTTAAATCCTGTAGTTAGAATGTCAACCTCTGCAATCTCTATTACTTCAATGAATAGAGTATTGCTAAGATTATGTGAGTTTGTTGGTAGTTGTACTTTCATAATTTTACGTGAATACTAATAAGACTGAACCGTTTGCACCAGCATTAAAGTTTGGCTCGCCCGGTGCACCGCCGCCGCCACCCTCGTGAACATTACTTCCGCCAGAGACGTAGCATGATCCACCGCCACCGCCGCCTGCGCCGAATGGATATGTGGCATTATGACCAGCGCCACCGCCGCCGCCGCCATAGCCGCTGCCGCCAGATCCTGCGCTATAGTCACCGGATCCTGCAGATCCACCATAATTATTTCCACCGCTGCCGCCGCTGCCGCCATCATTCGAATAGCCACCGCCACCGCCACCGCCGGTATGACCGCCACCGCCACCGCCTTCAGCGTATCCACCTACGCCTCCGCCGCCTGCGCCGTTATATCCAGCATCGCCGCCATAACCGTCGGTATTACCAGAGTTACCCGAGCCGCCACCCGCTCCGGCTCTGAGCCAACTGCCATCTGGCATCGAGACATACGTGAGACCACCACCACCGCCACCGATGCCGTGAGGTGCGCCACCGCCGCCATACGCTTGGTATGAATAAGATCCGCCCTGGCCGATTTCAGCATAAATGTTTTGGCCACCAGAAACTGAGTAGGTTGCGCGAGCTAGACCGCCATAGCCACCCGGCACTCCGATACCAGCGCCACCGCCAGCACCGTATGCGTAAACTGTCACTGAGGTTTTACCGGAAGGTACGGTATAGTTTTGACCACCACCATTATAGGTAAGAGTGACTTCAAGCGGAGGTGGAGGAGAAATTACAATTGTTGCTGTCGCAGTATTTGACTGGTTATAATTTGTATCTGCAGCTTTATATACGTTAACGTAGAATGTACCAGTTGAACCAAAGTAAACGCTATTAGGATTTGTGCTACCAGATCCGGAACTACCGAAAACATAAGCACCACCGCCACTACCACCAGATGCGGTGTAGCTATAAGAATTACCAACAGTACCAGTTGTTGCTCCAGAAATTGACACTGTGCCCTGACCTATTTTTGCAATACTCCAGGAAGAGGATCCAGAACCGCTATAATTACCATTTGCAGAAGACGTGATCGTGTATGAACCAGCGTTCGTGGCAGAAGTTGTTCCGCCATTACTGTATGTGGCTGATCCATTTGAAGGAGTCACTGTTGGACCCTGCGCTGCACCATTATAGCTAAATGATGTATTTGTATAAGAGAATGTGACTGAGGCTGGATTTACGTAGAAAGATTGATCCGCGTTATTTGATTGGTTATAATTTGCATCGCCAGCCTTATAGAAACGCATCGTGTAATATGCGTTGGCACTCAATTGAGTGGACAATGTTGCAGATGTTGCTGCATTGTCTCCAATATAACCTGGCACATTCCAATACATTTGACCCGTACCAGTTCCACCGCCACCGTACCAGGTAGAACCGGTTCCATACGTCATCGACGATGCAGCGGAAACTGTGACTGAGGCTTGATTTGCTTTCGCAATAGTCCAGGCAGAGGATCCAGAACCGGTATAATTTCCTGATGCTGTTGATGTAATTGTATATGATCCAGGAGATGTAGCAGAAGTTGTTCCGCCATTGCTATACGTCGCGGATCCGTTTGAAGGAGTCACTGTTGGCGACTGCGCTGCACCATTATACGTCTTGGATGTGCTCGAATAAGAGAATGTAACCGATGCTGGATTAATTGTCCATGTAGCAGTTGGACTACCGGTATAATTTCCAGTTCCAGTAAATGTTGTTGTGTATGAACCAGCATTTGTCTGCGCTGTTCCAACATTACCCGTTGCAGCCGCTGGCGTACGTGACGCGGTTGATGGAGTCTGTGAAACACCGTTGTATGTTACGGTGTTCCACGTGATTGCGGTCACTGTTGCTGGATTTACTACAAAATTAGCATTGACTGTGCCTTGATAGTTCGTTGTTCCAGTAATGGAATTTGAATAAGTTCCAGCGTTCGTCTGATTTGTAAAACTTGTTGAATACGTTGCTGCAGCAGGATTCACGCTTGCAACTGCAGGAGTCAATGGTGAACCGGTATATGTTTGAGCACCGATGGTAAATCCTACCATTGATGCACGATTTACGACGAATGAGCCTGTGACTGTACCTTGATAATTTGTTGTTCCCGTGACGGAACTGTCTGTATATGTACCAGCATTTGTTTTTGCAACAGCTGATGTAGTATACGTTGCTGCAGCAGGATTTACCGCATTGACAACAGGAGTGAGTGAACTTCCGGTATAGGTCTGCGCTGCAAACCCTACGGATACCATCGAAGCACGATTTACGACGAATGAGCCCGTCACTGTGCCAGTATAATTGGTTGTTCCCGTAATACCACTATCTGTATATGTACCAGCATTTGTTTTTGCGACTGCTGATGTAGTATACGTCGCGGCTGCTGGGCTTACAGAATTCACCACAGGAGTCAATGCACTTCCAGTATAGGTCTGCGCTGCAAACCCAACTGAAACCATTGATGCTGGATTCACCACAAAACTACCATTGACTGTACCTTGATAATTCGTGGTTCCAGTCACTGAACTGTCCGAATAAGTTCCAGCATTTGTTTTTGGAACTGCACTTGTTGTGTAAGTTGCAGCAGCTGGATTCACGGCATTCACTGCAGGAGTCAATGGACTTCCGGTATAGGTTTGCGCAGCAAAACCAACTGAAACCATTGATGCACGATTTACGACGAATGAGCCTGTGACTGTCCCGGTATAATTTGTTGTTCCTGTGATACCACTATCCGTATATGTACCAGCATTTGTTTTTGCAATTGCAGATGTTGAATACGTTGCAGCAGCAGGATTTACTGAATTAACGACTGGGGTAAGTGCACTTCCTGTATAGGTCTGCGCAGCAAAACCAACTGAAACCAGTGATGCTGGATTGATGGTCCAATTTGCAGAAACAGTTTTATTAAAGGCTCCAGTACCAGTAATTGAAGTACTATGCGTACCAGCATTTACCTGCGTAGATGTTGGCGTAGAGTGCGTAGCATTGGATGGAGTCACACTTGCAACTCCAGCCGTCAGCGTACCTCCCGTATATGTTACGGGGGTAAAGCTAACCTCTGTTACGGGAATACTTGTTCTTGCTAAGACGTGATTGGATCCGCGTGACATATGTTATATTAGAATTATGTGAGACCAGCACCAGAGATTACGAATGTATTTGATCCAACGCAGAGTACAGTTGTGAGACCGTACTGTGACAATGTTCTATTTCCAGTTGTAGCAGATCCAGCAAGATACATTGTAACTGTTGAACCTTGAGTAATTGTTTGATTCGAGGTAGAGTTATTAAAGACTGATACAACGTCACCCGAAGCGAAGACTCCTGCAGGAACCGTGACACCGCCCGTAGTAATGTTGATGTATTTACCAACATCGCCGATCACGAGGGCATAACTTGTGCTTTGAGCATTTGCAGGAAGATTATTTGCTCCTGATGTTCCTTGCAATCCTTGTGTACCCTGAGTACCTTGAGTTCCATTAGATCCCACGAATCCAGCAGCACCTTGAACACCTAGAATACCTTGGATACCTTGGATACCTTGAATACCCTGTGTGCCTTGTGTGCCTTGTGATCCAGTAATACCTTGAATACCTGCAGCTCCGGAAAGATCGTCAACGAAAATATATTGCGTTCCATCCCAGATATACAATTTAGAATTGTCTGCATCTTCCACGTTTGTGGTATTGATGAGAGCAAATTGCCCTGCTACAATTGAAGTAGGGGCTGTATCAGCAACAAGAGCTGCAACAGAAAGATAGGTTTTTGCAATCGTGAAAGCAATACCTGCAATACCTTGAATACCTTGGGTTCCTTGGGTTCCTTGGATGCCCTGAGTGCCTTGTGAACCTTGCGGTCCTACAATACCCGATGATGTCGTAACCCATTGGTATGAATCACCATCGTAGTAATAGATCATCAAGATACCGAGATCTGCATTCCACCATAGATCGTCAATTTCTGCAGATGCTGGAGGATTCGAAGAAGAAACGATACGCGTACCCTTGAGACCTTGGATACCTTGAGTACCCTGTGTTCCTTGGATGCCTTGAATACCCTGGATACCTTGTTGACCCTGCGTACCTTGCGTACCTTGGATACCCTGAATGCCTTGAATGCCCTGAGTTCCTTGAATACCTTGTTCACCTTGAGTGCCCTGAGTTCCTTGAATGCCCTGGATACCTTGAGTACCTTGGGTTCCTTGAATACCTTGTTCACCTTGGATGCCTTGTGTACCTTGTGTACCTTGCAAGCCCTGAGTTCCTTGTGTACCCTGAGTTCCTTGAACGCCCTGGATACCTTGAATTCCTTGGATACCCTGTTCACCTTGAATACCTTGAGTACCTTGTGTTCCTTGAATACCCTGGATGCCCTGGATACCTTGAATGCCCTGAGTTCCTTGCGTTCCTTGGATACCCTGGATGCCCTGGATACCTTGGATGCCTTGTTCACCTTGGGTGCCTTGAGTACCTTGTGTTCCCTGAGTTCCTTGCGTGCCTTGGATACCTTGAGTACCCTGAGTGCCTTGCAAGCCTTGTGTACCTTGCGTGCCTTGGATACCTTGAATACCTTGTGTACCCTGAGTGCCTTGCGCTCCTTGGATACCTTGTGTTCCCTGAGTTCCTTGTACACCTTGAATACCCTGTGTGCCTTGTGTTCCTTGGATACCTTGAATACCTGCGGTACCAGAAAGATCGTCAACAAATGTATATGTGGATCCTGTCCAGATGTACAAGCGAGAATTTTCAGGATCTTCTACATCATTTGTATTGATGAGAGCAAATTGACCCGCAATGATACTTGTTGGTGAAGTGTCTGCAGTTAATGCAGCAACAGAGAGGTAGGTCTTTGCAATCGTGAAGGCGAGACCTGTTGTACCTTGAATACCTTGGATACCCTGTGTACCTTGCGTTCCTTGAATACCTTGGATACCTTGAATGCCTTGTTCACCTTGGATACCTTGTTGACCTTGCGTACCTTGAGTTCCTTGAATGCCTTGGATACCTTGAGTGCCCTGAGTTCCTTGGATACCCTGGATGCCCTGGATACCTTGGATACCCTGAATGCCTTGTTCACCTTGAATACCTTGTGTTCCTTGAGTACCTTGGATGCCCTGCGTACCTTGAAGACCTTGCGTACCTTGAGTTCCTTGTACGCCTTGGATGCCCTGAATGCCTTGGATACCTTGTTCACCTTGAGTGCCCTGAGTTCCTTGGATACCTTGTGTTCCTTGGACGCCTTGAATACCCTGGATACCTTGAGTGCCCTGAGTTCCTTGGATACCTTGGATGCCTTGAGTACCTTGCGTACCCTGAATGCCTTGAATGCCTTGTTCACCTTGGGTGCCTTGAGCTCCTTGTGTACCTTGCGTGCCTTGGATACCTTGGATACCCTGCGTGCCTTGCGTACCTTGAAGACCTTGTGCACCCTGCGTGCCCTGTGTTCCTTGGATGCCCTGAATGCCTTGAGTACCTTGCGTTCCCTGGGTTCCTTGTGTTCCTTGGATACCTTGAACACCTTGGGTGCCTTGCGTACCTTGAAGACCTTGTGTACCCTGAGTTCCTTGCGTTCCTTGCGTACCCTGGGTTCCCTGTGTGCCTTGAACGCCTTGCGTTCCTTGTGTACCTTGGATACCAGCGGTACCCGAAAGGTCATTTGTGAAAATGTATGTGGATCCATCCCACAGATAAAGTTTTGAATTGTCCGGATCCTCTACATCATTTGTATTGATGAGAGCAAATTGACCCGCAATGATATTAGCAGGAGTTGTATCAGCAAGAAGTGCGGCAACTGTTGCGTATGTACGTGCAACAATGAACGCCATACCCGTGGTACCTTGAGCACCTTGGGTTCCCTGAATGCCTTGGATACCTTGACGACCCTGAGTACCTTGCGTACCCTGTGCGGCATCGGCACCCTGAAGACCTTGGGTACCTTGGACACCCTGAACACCTTGGATACCTTGGTTAACTGTCTGCCAATAATCTCCGGTCCAGGACCAGCTACTTCCATTAGAAGTATAAACTTGATTGACTGATGGTGATGCGGGAAAATTTAGAGCTGCCATATTAGGTAATTCTGCGGTTTAAAGGTAGGGGAATCTGCGGTTTTTAATGAAAGTGATCCAAGGTCTATCAAATAGATTTAACTATTTATATAAAAACACTTCGAGTATTATTCGAACGTTTGACTATTTATCAAAATGGATGTTTAAGTTATTTCAACCCAATTAACGACGGACTCATCCCATTTATATCGTTTATCGGTTCCACGAGGTAGAGAAACGGGTGCCATCCAGTTACATGTTTCTTCATTTAAAATCCAACTTGAAAATAATTTAGGCGGAATAAACGCGTCTCTTCCTGCATCATACGTTGATCCAATAAGAGCGTAATTTTTACGAAGTGGAGTACCATTCTTCATATGTTTTCCACCCAGAGTGTTATATGATGTCTGGATCCATGTACCTTTTAATCCAAGTTGTGTCGTAATAAAATTGAGTGCTTCATTTTCTTGAGCGTTATCAACTTTAATGACCTGAGTAACCTTATTGTTAGAATCTATTTGTGCAAAGTGTGCCATAAAATTTTTACCATGAAATCATTACCCAACCAGATCCACCGTTTCCGCCGGAACACCAACCGCCACCTCCACCTCCGCCGCCACTTCCCCATCCATCAAGACCAGCTTCGCCAGGAAAATCTGTAGAATCGTTTGCATTGTGACCGCCTCCACGTCCACCACCACCCGCGGCACCGCCACCCCCGCCCCCCTGAGAAACGTATCCTAGATATGTGCCAGTATTTAAATCTGAACCACCACCTCCACCAGCTCCGCCGCTGTGACCCATCCAACGATTACCATCGCCACCATTTCCTGCGCCGTAATATCCATTTTGATCACCATTGCCACCCGCGGTAGTAACTCCGCCACCGCCTCCCGCGCGCCATGGTCCGCCAGAATAATTACCACCACCATATCCTTGTGATCCTGATCCACCAGATTGATTTACGCCACCACCGCCACCTCCACAGCCCGAAGTACTATTTCCACCAGAATAAGTTCCACCGCCTCCACCGCCACCATAGGCAATATATCCTCCAAATGAAACATTACTACCGTTTCCGCCAGAGTTTGAATTACCGTTTCCTCCGCCGTAACCACCACCGCCACCACCACCAATAGAAATGCTTATAGCGCTACTTGGTGTAACGCTAACAGTTCCATATACAATACCGCCTCCACCACCTCCACCACCAATATGCGAACCGCCACCACCGCCACTTCCAACAACTGCAATCGTGACGGATGAAACATATGAAGGAACATTAAACGTTCCTGAGCTTGTAAAGAATTGACTTCCTGGAGTATAGTTCGATTTACCCCATCCATCTGACATAGAAATAGTTCCTGATGATTTACCAAACAATGCACGAACTGCAGCTTGATTCAGCGAAATTGTTGCAGTTGAGGTTAATCCTAGTTCGGTATTAACCTGACTTAAACTAATAGTCGTATTATTCGGGAGTGCCATGACACTATTATTTACGCGTAATAGATTGAACGAGTAATTTTAATTCTTCAATTTGCTTTTGCTGTTCTTTCATTGCCTCAATGAGGAGACCAACCATGTTACCATAAGCAACACTCTTTATTCCTTTTTCGTCAGTCATTACAGCTTCTGGAAGAACTGTCTCTACTTCTTGGGCGATAACGCCAGTATGGCGTTTAACCTTATCTTCAATATCATTTCTCGTAAAGGTAACACCACGTAGAGTTTTTAATTTGTTTAAAGCATCGGGAATGATTTGAATATCTTCCTTTAACGATAAATCCGAATACGCGGTAATGTTACCTGTCATTGTCAGACTTCCACTAAATGATCTTCCTGATGTACTTAAATACTCAACCCATCCGCTCCAAGTACCTGCTGTAACATTTCTTTGACATAATCTATATGAGTTATCTTCCCAACCCCAAGCGACTTGAGTTCCCCAATAATTACTGCCATTAGAGTGGCGATAATTATCGTAAAACCACCAAGCGTTGCCGGGCGAGTTTGTTAAATTTGCATCGTCGCCATTGTGACGAACAGAACCTGCTGGTGTATTATTAAAATCGGTATTTGCGTTTCCACTGGAACCAACGCGATTAATATAATTACTGCTATTTAAGAAAGTAGCCGAACTCGCAGAAGTTGCTGTTGAAGCGTTACCGTTCCAGGAACCACCATTTGCCGCGACCTGCGCAGTAAAATTAGCAAGGGTGTAATAGCGAAGATATGCATCATTAGAAGCAATTACTCTTGCAATAGCGGTGGTACCAGCATCACCGGATATACTATTAATCCAGCCAGCCTGAATATATCCGTTACCGTCGGTACGAACAATCTTATTTGCTTCATTATTGGTACCGCTATGAACTGAAAGACTTCCTACTGTTGCAGCATTACCTGAACATGAAGATGAAGTTGCAGCATTACCGGAACATGAAGATGAAGTTGCAGCATTACCGGAAATGCTAATTCCCCATGTACCTGTATTATAAACATATGCAGTACCAGCATCATTAATTACAGAACCCCAAATACGAACTTGTCTTCCGGTTCCAGATGATGTTTGCGTTCCTACAATATTTAATCCCGTACCAAAAACACCGGCTCCAATAACACCATCATTAGCATCTGTTTGTGATGCATTACCAAAGCGGATATAATTTCCAGAACTATAATTATTGGTGTTTGTCCAAGTATTTGCACTTCCAAGGATCGTTGCGCCAGAAGTACCCTGTGCACCGGTTACACTTGTTCCAATTGTGCCCTGAGCTCCTGTTGCGCCGGTAATACCTTGAGCACCGTTTGTACCGTTTGTACCATTCGTTCCTACGGTACCCTGTGAACCAGTAATACCCTGAACACCCTGACGACCCTGAGTACCTTGTAAACCCTGAATGCCCTGAGTACCTTGTGTACCTAATGTTCCTTGCGTACCTTGAATTCCTTGAATGCCCTGTTGTCCTTGTGTTCCTTGTGAACCTTGGATTCCTTGAATGCCTTGTGTACCCTGAGTACCCTGGATTCCTTGTTGTCCTTGAGTGCCTTGAGCACCTTGAATACCCTGAATGCCTTGAATGCCTTGCGTACCTTGCGGTCCTTGAATACCTTGCACGCCCTGTGTACCCTGAGTTCCTTGTGTTCCTTGTACACCTAATGCGCCTTGAGTACCTTGCACTCCCTGAAGACCTTGAATACCTTGAGTGCCTTGAGCACCTTGGATGCCTTGAATTCCCTGCGTGCCCTGAGTTCCTTGTGAACCAGTGATACCTTGAATACCAGCAGAACCAGAAAGGTCATCAACGAAAATGTAGCTTGATCCATTCCAAATATACAACTTAGAATTATCCGCATCTTCTACATTTGTTGTATTAATTAATGCAAATTGACCTGAAATAATTCCAGTTGGCGCCGTATCCGCAACAAGAGCTGCAACGGAAAGATAGGTCTTTGCAATTGTGAAAGCAAGACCAGTGGTTCCTTGAATGCCCTGCGTACCTTGGGTTCCTTGTGCACCTTGGATGCCTTGAATTCCTTGAAGACCTTGAATGCCCTGTGTACCTTGGGTTCCTTGTCTGCCTTGTGCACCTTGAATACCTTGCACGCCCTGAATGCCCTGGATGCCTTGTTCGCCTTGAAGACCTTGGGTTCCTTGAAGTCCCTGTGCACCTTGCGTGCCCTGTGTACCATCAGTTCCCTGAATCCCTTGAATCCCTTGGACGCCTTGAGAACCTCGAAGCCCTTGTGCACCTTGAGTGCCCTGCATTCCTTCAATACCCTGAATGCCTTGGATACCCTGAGTGCCTTGTGAACCCGTGATACCTTGAATACCTGCTGTACCCGAAAGGTCATTTTGAAAAATATATGTAGCTCCATTCCAGAGATACAATTTAGAATTATCCGCATCCTCAACATCTGCAGTATTAATTAATGCAAACTGTCCCGCAGTAATACTAGTAGGAGATGTGTCCGCAGTTAATGCCGCAACGGAAAGATAAGTTTTTGCAATTGTGAAAGCAAGACCAGTTGTTCCTTGAATACCCTGAATGCCTTGAACACCTTGTATGCCTTGACGACCCTGGACACCTTGAATACCTTGTGCACCAACAATACCAGCAGTCGCAGAGACCCATTGCGCGGTGTCGCCATCATCATAATAAATCATGAGCACACCCGTCAGAGAATTCCACCAAAGATCGTTTAGTTCTGGATAAGCTGGAGCAGTTTCGCCAATCGAAATTTCTGTTCCCTTGAATCCTTGGATACCTTGTAGACCTTGAGCACCTTGAATGCCTGTAATACCTTGGATACCCTGAATGCCCTGTTCGCCCTGAAGACCTTGCGCACCTTGCGTGCCCAGAGTTCCTTGAATGCCCTGGATACCCTGGATTCCTTGTTCTCCCTGCGTACCTTGAGTTCCCTGAATACCTTGGCGCCCTTGAATTCCCTGAATGCCTTGAATACCTTGGATTCCTTGAAGGCCTTGCGTACCTTGAGTTCCGCCAGTCTGATAATAGAATTTGCCATCCGTATCGGATACTAAAAAGCGCGTAAGCCCCTGAGTACTTTGAACACCCTGAACAGTGAGTGTTCCAGTTACGGTTGAGTTGCCGGCCACATCGAGGCCGTTTTTGACTTTAAAGTTTTTATCGATAGACATAATTCTGTTTCATTTTCCACAGAAACTGACGTTGATGTCTATTTATACACTTTAAATCATGATGTTTTAAAAGCCCAGGTACTTTTGGCGAATGAACCGAAGGTCGTAGGAAGTATAGCTAATCGGCCGATTCTCGAATGGAAGCTTGCTCGGAGAACACCATCTCCATTCCTTACCCCATTTATGAGTCATGTAGTCCATGTTCATGAGATTTACGCGGTCTAGTTTCTCCTTGAGTACTGGATCGCTCTTACTTGTCTGGCTTCCATGGGTATGATATTCGTTCTTCTTGCCCTCTCCATGATAGTAATCACTACGTAGATTCATCATCTTACGGATTGGACTATGGATGAACCGCAGGAAGTAATCCGCATCCTCATTATATGCGGGATACAGATTCTCGTCAAAAAGACCATAATCAGCAACAATATGATCGCGTAGAAGGAAGAGGTCCCAGCTACCGACATTATGGTCGCCTTCAAAGCCATGGATGATACCGAGTGATGGATCCCGCATTGTTGCCGCATACATTTCAGCAAGGAAGCCGCGACCAAAGGAAACATCGTCATTCACGATAATCCAGTACGGAGCCTTGAGATACGACTTGATCATAAGATTCCATGAGCCCGGAACACCTAGATTTGCAGGCATATGAACCACTTTAATCTTACGAATATATGGATGAGGAGTTGCAGCAATAGCATCCAGCTCCGCATCAATCTCTCCGCGTCCGTTATTGTTGATGATGCAGAATTCCTTGACAGGAAAATCAACACTCTCAACAAGGCGTTTCACCCATTTTGGATTCGTGACGACCGCAGTTCCAATCATAGGAATCATGGGCATTGGCACGGGTTTATGCATGATGGATTCCAATGATGCCGTGGGACCATTCTGTTGCCACCAAGTTGTCACATACTTTTCAGAAAGGGCATTGTACTCCTTGACCTTCTTCGTGTCATTGCTATAGAAGGTTGAAGAGAACGTATTCTTTTCAGTGAAAAGTGGGATACTGTAGGACTTTGGTTCTCCTGGGAAATATACAAGGTTCTCTACGATTGGTTGGCACTCTTTATCATTCTGAACAATAAGACGGAAACGACCATCAACAAAATAATCATCAATCAACTGTTTTGCATATGAGCGTTGAATGAGATATGCAGTGACGCACCAATCTGAAGCAATGCGTGGACGAAAGCCAATGTCGCTAATTTCATCGGAACGAATCTGAGCAAGCTGAACATTTTTCCAATCAGGCGGAAGAGAGGCAAAGAACTCGGACCATGAGAAACTCCAGTTCTCACAGTTCTCAAGGTTCACATCGTCTTCCAGGAATATGGCAACATCACTCGTCGAAGTATCATACCACTGCTTGATCATTGCGAGATGACCCATTGCACACGCAATATCTGTCGACTTCATAATGTCAAAGTAGATGCCAGTGACGACATCTCCCTTCCTACGATAATCTGTTACTCGACCATCAAAACCATTAATGCGAGTATGATCCGTAATACCATACTTTGCAAATTGGTCTGTAATGCACTTATGCCTTTCTGGTTGATCAGCAAGAGTGAGCCAATAGACTGGAGGAAAATTATTTAATTTGCTCATACATCAGAAGGTAGAAGTACAGATTGCGCCTTCATGAATTTAAGGTTATTAACAACGGAACCTTTATGAGTTGCATCGAGTGGATAGTTCTTATAAAGATTGATGAACATATTCTTCGAATCTTCACAGAGGCCAACCCACCATGCGCTGACAGCCTTCTCGAAAAGCATACCATAGTAACCAGGATATTCAACCCACGTGCGGAGATTGCCACAATTAAAATCACAGACCTCAAGCGCCATTGCTGCATAGGTATAACAGTTCACCCAGCTCTCAACGGTGCTTTCGCGTTCGTGATAACGAGCTAGGAGGAAATAAGCCTCAGGACGTTTTGGCATAATTGAGATTGCACGTTGCAGCAATCCACGAACCGAAAGACCGCGGGTACCCTGCTGCTGGAAGCAGAGTGCTGCACGAATGAGACACTCGTATTGATACAATGGAATGTCACTGCGTTCTGCTGCACGAATATAATAGGAGATGGCAGAAGCCGTCTGGCCGCAACTGTCATACCAAAGAGCAAGGACGTAGTTATTATATTCATTGGTTGGATCACCAACGTAGGCATTCATCATCTCATCAAAACTAATGCCTTGTGCCCAAGCGTAGCGGTCGGTCAGATTCAACCACTTCTTGCGGTTCTTCTCAAGGTTCTCATAGGTGAGTTCTTCCTTGACCTCAAGGAATTCAATATCGGTAAGATTTTTCTTGAGACTAAGGATACCGCAACCATGGTCGACATCGACGACGTTCACATCATACAGATAATTTGTTTTACGAAAATTAACAAGAGCTTTCCAGCAATCTCCGTTCCACATACCCTGTCCAGAATATGGAATCTCCTGAGCCCGTTGAGTCAATGGATTCATATCATGGCACACAATGTAACCATTCGGATTCAGACACTTTGCGGCATTCGTGAGGTCCTTGAAGACCTGATCCGCATGATGAAGCCCATCAATAAAGATCACATCAAACTTCTCGGTATTCTGAGCAAAGAATTCATCCGAAGTCATGACCTTACAGAGTTCCGGATTCTTTAATTTCTCCGGAGACGGGTCAACACCAACACGTTTAGCGCAAACAATATTGTCAAAGTTGTGTCCGTTCCAGACACCAATCTCGAGATAGGATTTGGCTTTGGACTTGGCAATTAGATAATTGATGATTGTGGTACGATTCATTTGTTGTTCTCCTCAATAAAACTCATAACTGTAGAAATTGGGCAACGAAGCACATATGCGGCATTGTCCTGGAAACCAAAGGTAATAATTACATCATCATTTGATTGGCACATACCGATTGCAAATTCAACCTGTGCATCAAGGAAGAAGAACTCTTTGGAGTATTTTACAATGTTCCAGTTCTCATCCCACATTACCCAACGGTGATGATACACTGCGTCCTTGCGACCCACATCGGACTTAAAGAGGTCCACTTCGTGAGTGATTGCAACATAATGGTTACCAATCTTAATTGCCTGTGTTCCGCCACGAAGATCGCGACGAAGATCAGCATGGTTTTGACCAAGCAATACTTGTTCGCAACCCTGTGTTTCTGGAATTGCTCTTACAATCTCCGTGGGACCACACCATTTAATGAAGTGATACGGCTTATCCAGGATTGGCATCCAGTTCTTTTCGCAATATGATTTTGGATCAATTGGAGTTGGAATACGGAAGCGAGATACTTCCTTTACAGTATCACCATTAACCTGAATTTCAGAGAGTTCCATGCGACCCTGACCATTCGTGGTCGTATCACGGCGGACGCCAGTGATGAACAGTTTGTTGTCCCAACGAACAAGGCGAGCATCTTCAAGACCCACGAATTCCCATTTGGGCTCATAGGTATCACCAAAACTCATATCAATCTTTGTGACTCGATTGAGGTTAAGATTAACAGCATTATCCAGTTCGCCGTAATAGTTTTCTGTACGGAGATGCTGGTCGTTCTCGGGGTGTAGATAGGTCAGCGGACCCCAAGGATGCAAGAACAGTTTGTTCTCGGAATGATAGAAGGTGTAATTCACATGGCGAATTACAACCTTGAGTTTACCGCCATCATTGAAGATGGACGGATTCATGAGTCCAGTACCCTTCGTGAGGTTTGCTGGAACAATTAATGGCTTGATGGCGCCGCCATCCTGCAATGCAGATTTAACAAAGTTTTTCATAAGTAGTAACTGAATTAGCTACTACTATATATCAGCTTTTTTTAAAAGTAAACCTTAAACTGCAACTCCCGTGCGAAAACCTTTGATCGTGGTATTCGTAAATGTGGGAGTAATTAAAAGCTTAACCGCACCGTCAGCAATCACCGCGGTAATTACTCCGAGACTTGAATCCGTATAGATCGTAGCGTATTCAGTGATATGAACATCCACATCATTATGCATCAACAGAATCTCTGTTGAATGATAATCCCCAGCATAGGACATTTGAATTACGTATTTTAATGTACGGTATTCAGTAAGAGGAAAGGTATCAATGAGTTGAACCGGAGTGCTCAGAGTTAATACCTTCTCAAATGAGAAATTCTCTCCTGAACCAGCCAATGGGCTTGCGCGAAGTCGTACGACTTCATCAATTGAAAGTGAGGTATTCTTTCTGCGGAGATATACGTAACCATCCGCTGTATTAATTGCCAATTCTCCGAGTTCAAGATTACCCGTTGAAGGAACAGCATTTGCTGTTGAGCTTCTTCTATGTTTAAGAACAGTTCCTTTGAGAGGTGTTGGCACAATATTATGTATCAAATGGGTATCGCCATTCTCTGACGATACCCATGATTTTAAGTGAATCTAAACTTAGTATTCGCCGCCGTCGATAATGTCAGAAACAGTCGGCTGGCCGTTAGAACCAATCTGCATAACACCAACGCTTCCGTTAACGGAAGTATAAGTGATGAAGTCAAGAGCCGGAGCGACTCCGGTAGAACCTTCTGTAGTAATTGCAAAAGCATTGCTAGTGAGAACATCAACTCCAGTACCACCTGAAGTTACTGTCAAAGGATCCGCCAGAGTAACTGTACCACTTACATCAAGGTCACCAGTGACGGTAACATTTGCATTTGTGCCACCAGATCCTGGAACACCGAAGACAACTTCACCACTGAAAGATGCAATGGTCAGATCGCCAGCAGTTGTGGTGAGTTTACCAAGTGTACCTGCGCCGCCAAGCTTAATGTCGCCGATTTCAGAAACAACAGCATAAAGGCCATTGAATTCTGCATCACCCCAGGGTGAGAAGAATTCATTGCCAGTGCTGCCTGTACCACCAGAACCAGAACCAGATCCTACGGCTTTCTGAAACACAAAGCGTTTGCTTTGCATATCCATACCGAAGAAGCCAGTCTTAACGACGCCGCCTTCACCGAAGTTAAATGAAACGCCGCGGTCATTTGCATCACCACCAGCAATTGCATTTGTAGCAAGTTGGATAACTGGATCCGTGAGAGAGGTAACAACCGTATTAACCTGAGTTGTTGTACCAGAAACCGTGAGATTACCAGCAACAATAAGGTTATTATTAACCGTAGTATCACCAGTCGCAGCTCCGATATTGATTTCGGTAGCTGCACCAAAAGCGTTTACCGTTGTGGCAGTATCATTGAATACGGCAACTGTAGCAGTACCAGCAACGATCGCGTCGTTGATTGTTGGACTATTGTTGAATACTAGTTTTGCACCAGAGTTATCAACGCTGTAACCGGTTTCATCGCTAATAACACTGGCAAGTTCTGCAGATGTTGTGGCTGAGAAGAAGTCGAGTTTGTCTGCGTCTGTTGCAACCGTATCATCGATATGGATGTTAACGTCAACCTCGCCAGCCGAGTCGATTGTTACTTCCGTCGTAATACCATCTCCGCCAGAGAAGGTTAGACCGTTATTAAGAATATCGAGGCTAGCTGTAGATGGACCATCACCATTGATTGTAATCTCGGTAGAAACCGATACGGTATGAATCGCGGTGATAAGACCCTTCTCATTAACAGTAATAACCGGAATTGCACCATTAGAACCATATTCGCCCGCCGCAGTACCGAGTACTGTTGCGAGGGTAATTTCACCTAGGTTATCAATCGTGGCATCGCCATCGAGTGTTTGATTCTGCCATTGCTGTACGCCTGAGGCATTATTGTAAATCAATACCTGACCATCAGTTGGGCCACCGCTACCAAGAATCTGGACATCACCTAGGTTATCAAGGAAGATATTTGAACCATCAGTGATAGCATCGAAAACAGCTTTTGCTGTTGGCAATTCGCTATCAAGAGAATCGGTATCAAGACCCGAAGTGATGATCGTCGTTACGATCTGATTTGAATTGCCAGTTGTGCCAAGTTGAAGGCCACCAGTCTTGATACTATCAACCCAACTATCAGAGTTAACGATGATTGCAGAACTCGCGGTAAGAGTACCGTGAGCCTGATTCATCATGTCGGTGTAGTATTGACCGCCAACGATGACTGGTACAATATCGGCACCGTCTAGTGCACCAATATACAGTCTTTGACCGCCGTTAGTAATGCCGGCTGATCCACCAGTTGTGGTGTCTAATTTAAATGAATAAGCTTGTTCACCGCGACTGAGTACATTTGTACCTGGTGCGCCGTTATTAACGCTGAAACGTGTAAGGATTGTTGTTCCTTTAATAGGAGTAGGCATAATTTTTAAGAATTAAAGTTTAAAAGTTACCACCGCTAACGATGGTATTGGGATTGCTGGCTTCTGTTGTAGCTACGAATTTGTGACGCGTACCGTTATAAATGAGCAGGGCTCCATCCGTTGCTTGGGATAGATCCATGTCTGCTAATTCTGCAAGCGAAATCGGCTTGCCAAGGGCTACAACTTTTGCTTGTATACCTGGATTAAGCGCAACTGTTGCTCTGATTGCTGGTTGAGGCATGTTATACTGATGATTGAGTGACGGCTGGAGTAATTTCCACTTGTCCCTCTACTACTCGTGTAACACTCTCCGAAACATCATGAACAATCTCTACGTCATAGACGTAGCGACCAGGCTTCATTATCCGCGTCTGTTCGTTTGTTAATGAAATTAAAATTGTACCACCTTCTTCGGACTGGATGGCAGCTTGAAAATTCACAGCTGTCAAAGACGTATAAGTCTTCCGAATTTGTCCTCTGGCACTATAATTTGCAAGGTTCACCATCAAACCATCAGCTCCTTCAACGGTAATGGTTGAAGAAAAGTCAGATCCTTGATCGATCGAAATGTTTGCAAATACTGCCATGAGTGACTCTATTTATAATAATTCGTCAATGGTACTTTATTACTGCATATACCAGTCAATTATGGCGTAATCAATTGCAGTCTCGCCAGTATAGGAATCTGTTATTGTGCAGCTTACAGCGACCGAATAATCGATCGGTTGCAAATTTCCGAGAAAAGTGGTACTTAAACTATTTGGACTGTCTGGTATTGCGTTTCCAAAGCCCGGACCGCCAAAGGTATATTCATATTTCCATTCCACCGAATAGTTATTGGAATTAACATTGGTCCCAGACACAGAGGCATTTAGTGTATTGCTAGTTAGATTACCACTAGATCCATTATTTACAGCACTTTCGATAATATTAATTGAAACTGGCTGAAACCCTACATCTCTGAATAGATCGGATGTAGCAGTGCCATTTACGTAATATGGAACTGGTCCTCTTCGATCGCTCGAATGCATCGAGGCTTTGCATACTGCCCCTAGATCTGTACCATCATCAGCTTTATAATTAGTAGTAATACCGCTATTTCCAGGCGCGTACAATCCATCGATAGCATTACTACCAAATCCGCCAGTATAATATGGAAAACTTGGCATATATTGTTATTCCTTTGATTCTAATTTCTCGAGGCGAACAACAATATCCTGCATTGCTCCGATAAGAACCGCGGTGATACGAGAGTAATCGATAGAATCCGGTTGACCGATTCTGTTCAGTCGAACAACTGCAGGAATTAATGCTTGAACTTCTTCAGCAATAAGACCAATTTCATCCTTTGCTCCAAATTTCATATCATATGAAACTGGGCGAAGGTGTTTGATGATGTCAAGTGATCCTGTTAAGTCCTTAACGTTTTCTTTATAACGAAGTGATGAAGTAGCATTGAAGCTACCAGCAGTAACAGTGCTGAATGTTACTGCGCTATTCGTATTTAACGCTTGATCGGCTCCTGGCCCTTGAGAACCTATTGTACCCTGAGTACCGCCGGTTCCTTGAGCGCCAATGGTTCCTTGAGCGCCAATGGTTCCTTGAGTACCTGTACCAGTTTGACCAATAGTCCCTTGAGTACCTGTACCAGTTTGACCAATGGTCCCTTGAGCACCTTGAGCACCTCCGCCACCAGCCGTACCTGCAGTACCCTGAGCACCTTGAGTACCTGTAGCATTTGTACCATTTGAACCTACTGTACCTTGTGCACCTTGAATACCTGTGCCAGTATTACCAATTGTGCCTTGTGAACCAGTAATACCTTGGCGTCCTTGAATTCCTTGTACGCCTTGAGTTCCTTGTGCACCGATTGCTCCTTGTGCACCTTGAACGCCTGCGCCAATGCTACCTTGAGCACCTTGCATACCCTGAGAACTTGCAGCTCCCGCAGTACCTTGAATACCTTGAATTGCAGTGCCTTGAACACCCTGGATACCTTGAACACCCTGGATACCTTGGATACCCTGAGTGCCTTGTGTTCCTTGTGCTCCGTTAGATCCTACAAATCCAGCAGTACCCTGGATGCCTTGGATACCTTGACGGCCTTGAATACCCTGAGTTCCCTGAAGACCCGAATTACTTCCAACCCAAACTCCGCTTGAATTAATGACTTGTTGAACTCCGCTAATGCCTTGAATAGAAATACCCTGAGCGCTTAAGACAGCTGGTACGTACGCTGGATTTGTATTAAAAGTGATCGTGGACCAGTTTGGAGAATACGTTGTAGACGTAAGTGTAGTAGAACCTTCAACCGTAAGATTGCCTTTAATAACAGTATCCCCAGTAACATTTGCAACCGTGAACTTATTTGCACCAGCTGAATTTTGTACTAATAGATCGCCGCCTTTAACCGTGGCTCCAATTAAAGTAACGCCACCGTTCAATGCAACTGCTCCGCTGAATGTAGCTGCTCCAGCCACACCAACTGTTCCTTGAATATAGGTATTACCAGTTGCTGCCTCAACAGTAAAGCTTTTTGCCATTGCAGTAATACCCTGGGTACCCTGCAGACCTTGCACGCCCTGAGCGCCAACTATAAAATCACCAGTTGCTGCTAATCTATTCGCGAACAATTTATCGCTATAAAGACTCACTGCGCTACTACGAATTTCATTCACTGCACCAACAAGATCAGTTGAATTCGCTCCAACGAGGGGTTTAGCTACTGAAAGACCCACCTTGGTCTGCAATTCATTGACCACAGCAACAACATTCGTATGATCCGCAATATTATTATTGAGGTCAACGATATTGCCAAGATCCGAAGAGATAGTGTTAGTAGCTAGGCGCCAGATTTCAAATGTGCTGGTTGGCTCGACTCTTGTAGGTTGGGTTGGCATAATAGATTACTTTATATTGGAAATGAGAGAATTCACGAGTTCTTTTAACTGAGTGACTTCAGCCTTCAAATTTTCTAGTTCCTGTTCTTTTTTCTGGTTGCTTTTTTTAACTTGAAGTCTGCGGCTATATTCAGTCTTATTTCTATTTATTACAGCATTTGTCGACATATCCCTTTCTAATGTGGGATTATCTACAACTGATGCTCTCATCATTGGTCTCATAGATTAGGTACTTGCAATTGCTCTGAAGTCTCGGCAAGTTGGTACAGCTGATGAGTTCTGTGCGGTAAACGTAATCTTCACGGCAAATGCACTGAATTCAGCCATGTCCAAGATGTTGTATTGAGCCTCGGTATAATCGTTTGAATTATCCGTTGTTGGAATTGGATTGTCTGGAGAAACGCCGGCATTCGCGATAGTCGCATGGCCAATCCATGGTAGATCTTCGAATTTAGCATCTGAACCATTAGGAAGAGTCTTATAGAAGAGCTCGATGCCAGCTCCGGTGGGTTGATTTACCAGGGTATAAATGTGAAGTGATGTCGCAGGATCATTGAGTTCAATCTTGCGGGTAATATACTTCGAGAGACGTGAACCGCCAGAAGACTCCGTTTCCGCAATAAAATTATTTACTGCGTTTGATACTCCTGGAGTAGCTGATGCTGCAGGATTATCGATACGATTTGCCACAGTTACAACGGATACACGATCCAGATCAATGACTGGAGAAATGTTCTCCAATGCAGTCGTAAGAGTACCTTCAAAGTACATACTATACTGTTCGGAGTTGCTTAGAATAGACGTAGGACTTACGTGCGGTTGAGAAACGATGGTCTGAGGAGAATTGAAATATATATTGTCATTAACCTTAACATCAGTGTATTCTGATACATTATGAGGATCTCCCTGTCCGCTAAGCGATTCGCCACTCGTTACCTTTGCTTTCCAGTTAATGTTTGTGGCTGGGATAATCGATTGCTGAATGATTGGATGTAGAACGTTGAATGTCTTATTTTCAGTTGCTCTAACGGAAGTACCACCCGCACGACCAGTTTTTGAAGCAGAACCACCCGTGATAGAAATCGTATAAGAATCGATTTCAACGTCATCTATGTCATGCGTAGTATTGAGTGCTGAAATTGAAAGGCCGTTTAATGTGCCGCTTCCGCTACCATCGTTTTCTTCAATTCCTGAAAAAGTTACTTTGGATGATCCAGCAAAATGTCCGTGATTCTTATGAAGAACGCGAACAATGCCGGAACTTAAAGTGGTCTGAATTGGATTTGATAGCGTGGCAGATGGAGTTGGAGCATTTACAAATGTTGCAGTACCTGTTTGGGCAAATGCAGCACGACGCAGAGTAAATTTGATGTCCTTGGTTTGCTCTGGAGTCCAGGTCGAAGCATTTGCAGACTTGAACATAACGCCATCATATGGCTGCTTTGTAATTCTGAATGATGGTGCTGTGACGTCGTATTCTCCGAGTTCCGAAATAAAAATCTTAGGTTTATTCGAATTGCTAAGAACCACGAAGCAATATTCAACTCCCTGCATTAAGTATACTGGGGATTCGAATGTAAATGTTGTTGGAACTGTTGCAGTTTCTGTAACATTAATATCCACTGCAGGCATAGTAACCTGAGAGAATGGTACCACCGTTGGAGTTGGAGCTCCGTTTACCATGACGCGAATTTGTATAGTAACTGGAACCTCGTCATCCTTTGCTGCAAAGTATAGATCCAATGATGTTACGAATGCTCCTTGGCGAGAATCAATCATGAAAGATTGAGCCAACGGATCAATGTAAGCTGGTGCATTAAAGTCATCTTCCCACGAAAAACGACCGCGTTCACCGATTACTGGTTCAACCGGATCTACTGGTGGTGTCCAGTCTGGAATAACTGGATCTGGTACGATAGGATCTACGGGTGGTGTTGGAGG